GCAGATTCAGATAGTTTTAGTTTAGGAGAGACTATCACAGGGTCAAGTAGTAGTACAACAGCATCAGTTATTACAAAACCAAGTTCCACTACAATGACTTTAACAGTTCCTAGTGGATCTTTCACAGCAAGTGAAACAATAACAGGGTCTAGTAGTGGCGCGACAACTGCTATATCAGCCGATCCTAGTTTGAATGATGTGCAAAAAACAATTGATGTTTTATCGGTAGTCATTCGAAGAGATAATACGGATACTGAAATCGGCCGTATAGGGCGAGCTGAATATTTGCATATTCCTACTAAAACTACCCAGGGTCGAGCTACTCAATATTTTGTGGATAGGCAGATAACGCCTACTATAACTATTTGGCCTGTCCCAGTAAATTCTACTGATGAATTAGTTTATTATCGATTTATTCGTTTAGAAGATATAGATGCTTCTACAAATGATGCTAATGTACCTTTCAGATTTCTACCTCCTATGGTTTCAGGATTAGCTTATTATTTGTCATTAAAACGGAAACCTCAACTCACACCAATGTTAAAGCAAATTTATGATGAAGATTTTCTGAATGCTTCATTAGAAGATAGAGAAAAAGTAGCTTTTACACTTGTTCCTACGGCTACTTCTTTACGAGTGTACTAATGGCGTATGCTTCTGGTAAATATGCCCTGTTCATTTCAGATAGGAGTGGGGCTGCTTTTCCTTATAGGCGGATGCGAATTGAGTGGACAGGAGCAAGAGTTGATGTGTCGGAATATGAGCCCAAATCTGCTCAATTAGAAATTCCTAAAAATATTTCTGACCCTGAAGCGTT